TTTAAATAAACCTATAATAGTAACAGAAGGAATATACGATTCTATTTTTTTTGAAAATTCTGTGTCTATAGGTGGACTAGTATCAGCACAAATAATACCAGATATTTTTAAAAATAGTGATTTAATATTTGTTTTAGATAATGGGGTATCTTCACTGAAACATAGAATTTCCGTAAATATTTTAAAAATGGGTTATAAAATATTTAATTGGACGGTTCAATTTAAAAAATTTAAAGACTTTAATGAATATGTTAGATTTTTATATAGATATACACCAATCAACAAAGAAATAAAAGAAAAAATTCATAAAAATGAACCATTTTTATCTTTGTATATTAACACTGATGGATCAATCCCCTCTAAACCTATAAATCCACCAGAGTCTTTTATATTAGAAGCAAAAAATATTTTATATAGATTGGTGTTTAAAGAAAATTATGTGTTGGGAAATAAGGATATAAAAACTTTTAATGAAACTTTTATCAATAGAAATGCATAACAAAATTACAATTTTAGACAAAGGACACGTAGAATATGTCGATCATATGGGCTCAGATCTTACAGTTGTCAATGCTGCTAGAGTCTCGTTTGCTAAAACCAGTGAATGGGAAACCACAGAAACTAGTTCACGTGTGTTATCTACGAGAGATCAACGACTCATCAAGTATCTCGCAGAACATAACCACTGGACCCCATTTGCCCATCCCCAAATTACACTTCGGATCAAAGCACCAATCTTTGTCCGAACTCAACTTTTCAAACATAAAGTCGGGTTTACTGAAAACGAAATTTCGCGTCGTTATGTAACAAATGAACCGGAATTTTATGTTCCAGATTGGCGAGCAGCCCCTACTGATGGAGCAAAACAAGGCAGTAGTGATTTTATTACTGATGTTTATGTTGATGATTTAGACAGAATGTACACTCGTAATGCTTTAGAGTGTGTGGACATTTATAAAGAATTATTAAAAGAAGGTGTTGCACCTGAACAGGCACGTGCTATACTACCACAAGGTACTTATACTGAGTGGTGGTGGACAGGATCGCTCTCAGCGTACGCTAGAGTGTTTAAACAACGAATAGATGCCCACGCACAGTGGGAAGTCCAGCAATATGCTGGTGCAATTGGAAAAATTTTGGAACCGTTATTCCCGCACTCATGGGCGGTCCTGACGGCTAAATAGACTTACTTACAAACAGGAGAAAATTAAATATGCATTTACCAACACCTTATCAAGAGTTCATACACCTTTCACGTTACTCACGCTGGCTAGAAGACGAAGGTCGTCGTGAGTCTTGGGAAGAAACAGTGAACAGGTACTTTGACTACTTCGACAAGCATCTGAAGCAGAACACGAAGTGCAAGCTTGACAAGGAGACTCGTGAAGAACTTCGCAAAGCTGTTCTTAATCTAGAAGTAATGCCTTCTATGCGATCACTAATGACCGCAGGAGAAGCATTAGATCGTGACAACACTGCAGGATATAATTGCTCGTATGTGGCAGTTAATCGTGTTCGTGCTTTTGATGAAATTCTTTACATTCTTATGTGCGGTACAGGCGTAGGATTCTCAGTGGAGAGACACTATGTTGACAAACTACCTACAATCGCTGAAGAGTTTACTGACTCAGATACAACAATCGTTGTCCAAGACAGCAAGGCTGGTTGGGCTAAGGCTTACAAGGAGCTTGTCTCCCTACTTATTGGTGGTCAAATTCCACGATGGGACCTATCTAAGATACGCCCTGCTGGTGCCCGACTCAAAACTTTCGGAGGTCGTGCGTCTGGTCCAAAGCCACTGGATGATCTGTTTAGGTTCAGTGTGGATACATTTAGAAGAGCAGCTGGACGCAAACTCACTTCCATCGAATGCCACGATATCGTCTGTAAAATTGCGGAAGTTGTCGTGGTCGGAGGAGTCCGTCGATCGGCTCTTATCAGCCTTTCAAATCTTACCGATGAACGGATGCGTGATGCTAAGACTGGAGCATGGTGGGAAGCTAATCCTCAAAGAGCACTTGCGAATAATAGTGTAGTGTATAAGGAGAAGCCAGAGATTGGTACATTTATGGAGGAATGGGTATCTCTGTACAAGAGTAAGAGCGGTGAGCGTGGTATCTTTAATCGTGATGCTTGTCAAAAGACCGTAGCTAAACTAGGCGATCGTCGTGATGCAGGCTATGAGTTTGGTACTAATCCGTGCTCAGAAATTATTCTTCGTGATCGTGAGTTCTGTAATCTCACAGAGGTTATAGTTCGTCCCAACGATACAATGGAAACTTTAGCACGTAAGGTTCGTCTTGCATCTATTCTAGGCACATGGCAAGCTTCTCTCACCAACTTCCCGTATCTGTCTAGCGAATGGAAGAAGAACTGTGAGGAAGAAGCCCTGCTGGGTGTATCGCTCACTGGTATTCTAGATAATGCTATGATGCGTGACATGCACGGTCTCAAGGCTAATCTATCCAATCTCAAAGATATGGCTATTAAGACTAATGCAGAATGGGCCAAGAAGCTAGGAATAAATCCTGCTGCAGCCATTACCTGTATCAAGCCCAGTGGTACAGTTTCACAACTTACTGATGCGGCCAGTGGTATTCACGCTCGTCATAATCAGTACTATATCCGTACTGTGCGTGCAGATCGCAAGGATCCGCTGTGCCAGATGATGATTGAGAAGGGATTCACTCACGAACCGTGCGTAATGAAGCCTGACTCAGTTATGGTGTTCTCGTTTCCCATGAAGGCCGAGGGATCGGTTACACGTAATGATATGACCGCCATAGAGCATCTAGAACTGTGGCTGGCGTATCAGCGTCACTGGTGTGAGCACAAGCCGTCTATTACTGTTACTGTGCGTGAGCACGAATGGATGGAAGTAGGTGCGTGGGTGTACAAGCACTTTGACGAGATCAGTGGTATTTCTTTCTTACCACATTCAGATCATTCGTATCGTCAAGCACCGTATCAGGACTGCACCAAGGCTCAATACGAAGAGCTGTTGGCAAGCACTCCCAAGGATGTGGATTGGAGTGAACTCAAGAAATGGGAAAAGGTTGATACTACTGTTGGAACACAAACCTTCGCTTGTAGCGGAGACAAATGTGAACTGGTTGATTTGACTAATAATTAAGGAGATACTTATGAATTTTGAAAATATTGTTATACTTAATTTTTTTATGACTGTTGCATTAGCGTTTATTGCGTATCGTCAGCATGTGATTGGTGGTTTCCGTCGTGAACGTGAATACGAAGAGATTCATCAAGAGATCCGTAATAATATGGATTACGTAAACGGGCGACTTGATAATTTCGAGGATCGTATGGATCGTGATATGGTTGAAGTATATCGTGATATTGATAAGGTTTTACAACCGCCGCCAAAAAAAAAATATGATGGGATAAATTCACGAATCCCTCTATGAGATAAAAAAACCCGGTCGCAAGACCGGGTTTTTTCTTTTAGGCTTGTCCCATATGCTGTTTAAGCATTTGAGTTGCTATTCTTTGTGCTTCTCCAGTTGTCATTTGAATTCCTTTTTTCTGAGCAGCTCCCATGATATCAATTACTTTACTTTTAACAAAAGCTGCTGCATCCACTCCACCCTTTCTGGACATTCTTTCATGCGGGGGCAGATCTTCTACTGTACTTGAATCTCCACTCCATCCACCAGAAGCTAGAGATTCCTTAGCGGCTCGTACTGCTTTGGGACCTTTACCACGTTTGGCGTATGCTTTTCTATTAATTCCCAGTTCTTCTTTTAGGAGTTTTTGAGTGAGGAAATCGCAGTATTGTTGTACGGAATATTGCTCATTTACAACATTTAATGCCTTTACAATATCACCGTAATGACCTTGATCGCCGTAACCTGGCTCATCAAACTTGCCGGTTTCCTTATTGTAACGGAGACTGAGTGATGGGCCTTCTCCCTTAGCATAACGATCTCGTATTGCTTGTTTTTCACTAAGTGACAGTTCACCCCACATCTGTGAACCAGGAACTATATTATTTACATCTCTTCCGGAACCAGGACCACCATCTTTTGTTCTTTCGGCTGGAGGAGCTCCATAAATCTCATGTGCTTTGGCTAAAGATTGTTTGGCTCTTCGCAGTTCTTCCAAAGCAGCGTCTAATTCGTCGTATTGAGCAGTTCTTGATTTTGCTGCTGTTCTTTGTACTTTTGGTTCTTCTGGAGCTGCTGAAGTATCAATAGCTGGAGTATTCGCAGCAATTTCTTCTGCTTCTGCTCGTTTTGTTCCAGCAACACTAGGTCTAACACCAGCACCATCAAAAGGAATTATAGGAGCAGGAACAGCAGATGGTTTTTCACTAGTTGCTGGTTCCAGTGCTGTTGCAGCAATTTCTGCTGTGCTCTTTGGAGCAGGAATTCCATAATTAGTTAATGAAGGTGTGGAAAGAGCAAGTTCTGGAGTTTCTTTTGGTTCAGGTTGTTCTGGAACCCACGGTTTGCTTGGATCAGTAATTCCCGAAGCAGAAGTTGGAGATATTTTTGGCCCCTTTTCGTCTTCCTGCGGTATTACAAATGGTTCTGTTCCTGGGGTTGCATCACCTCCACGATTTGCTGTTTTATAACCATAATAACCAAGAGTACCAAGACCTAGAGCAGTTAATATATCTTTTACTCCATATTTACTACCAGTGTTGTCTCTGGGAATAGGGGACCATTCTGGAGTTCCTGGCATCGCCAAACCAGTTTCTGGTTTGCCTGTTCCTGTACGAGCCAATCCTGTTTCTGGGGCAGGAGGTAATGCTCTTGGGCCGGGTAATCCTGGTGGAGTAACAATTCTGGGGTCCCATTGCGGATACGGTGAACGAGGTGCTGTAGGAAATTCTTCTCCTCTACGAAATGCTCTTTTACCTAATCCTTTTAAGAGATTTAAAAGTTGATCCCACTTCCAACCCTCATTGAGTAGTTGTTCTTTGGTGATTGTATCTCTAATGATGCTTTCGCTTAAAATGGATCGGATGATATCAGAATCGTTGTTGGATGGGATATTGTTCATATTAGTTGAGTCCTTTAAAATATATATATTTTTTCAAAATATTGTATAAATATATATGAAATGACAAAGGCCACTGCAATCCTTTCCGCAGTGATTCTAGCCTTCCTAAGCGGATGCCAGAAAGATGCCAGTGTCTCTAAAACTTCCCTCCCCACTACACCTGAAGAAATTTCAAAAAGTATTAGCAATCTAGATCCATTCCCCGGATTTGAAATACCAAATAGCAATACACAAAATAAGTACAGTTGTGTGGGGCATGTACATAACGAGCGAGGAGAATTCATAGGAAGTGGAGTTCTTATTGCTCCTTCTGTAGTTCTTACTGCTGGGCATGTTATAGATGGTGATGAACTACGATATTTCATCACTGGCGATAAAGCGTATTTAATTCAAAAATCTATACTACATCCATCATATAAAACCGGTGAGGATATTGTAAACGATATTGGTATTCTTATACTTTCAGAAGTATGTGATGAAACCCCAGCAACAATGACCAAAGATTCAAGTGAATTAACTCAAAGAGAGCCCCTGACCACTGTGGGCTACTCTCGTCAAATAAAGAAAATAAGCAAACCAGGCACATTCTGGTATTACGGAACTGTGGAAGAAGAACCACAATACATGAAGTTTTTACCAATAAACGGCCATATCTGGTTTGGTGATTCTGGTGGTGCTGTGTTTGAAGAACACGGACATCTGGCAGGAATCATAGCCTCAATGACAGTGATACAAAACACAATGGTGGATCAGTCTGCATCACGAGTAGACAAGTATTATTCTTGGATTATTGATACGATTCATAACGAAGGTTGTTCGGTTGAATAAAACACAAAAAACCATAATAAGTGCCACTTTTGGATTTTTAATTGGTATACTTATTGCCAGAGCAATAGGATTCTGAATAAATATTATTGATGTTAATTGCAGGTATAGATTATTCTCTAACAAGTCCTAGTATTTGTGTTTACAATTCTGAAGAGCCGTTTTGTTTTAAACGTTGTTCATTCTATTTTCTTTCAGACGTAAAAAAGAACCAAACTTTATTTTTAAACAATATTCGTGGTGAAGCCTTCAATGATTGGAATAGTGATTTTGCAAGATATGAAAATATTTCAGATTGGGCAATGGAACATTTGGGAGTTTGTGAACAAGTTGCTATTGAAGGATACGCGTTTGGAGCCAAAGGTAAAGTGTTTCATATAGCCGAAAATACCGGAGTTCTTAAATATAGACTACACCAAGCTGGCATACCTGTAGAAGTAATACCACCAAGCGCAATTAAAAAACAAGCGTCTGGTAAAGGTAATGCTAACAAAGAAGAAATGTACAAAGCGTTTGTCCGTGAAACATTTATAGAC